ATTATCTGTGATGAACTTAAAATACCATATTTAGCTAATATATTGTATCTTTTGGTATCAACATCTCGTATATTACGCGGATTACATTATCCACATGACATAATTATTAGCACATTTATAGGTTGGATAATAAAAAAAATTATTATGAGTAAAAGTTTAGATTTTATATTTTTATAATTTGCTTTGGATTTTCTTCATCATTTTCGGTTACCATTATTGTAACATTATTATCAATATTATTTTCATCATCACTATTATTTATTTCTTCACTATCAAGTTCTTCATCTCCATATGGAGCATCTAATGGATCATGATCTAATATACCCTCTATAGATTCATCATCATCATCATCATCATTATTTTTATCTAAATTTTGTTCATTTACAATATTGGTTACAAAATTTTTTAAAGAACATAATTCAATTGAACCCTTTTTTTTTGTATCTGCTATGAAAATTTCTATTTTATCATTATCTAATATCTTTTTATTATTTTTTGTTTTTTTCTTTTTACCATAATGATATTTTTTGTACCTATTGTTAACAAATAATACCAAACAAGTAAAACCAGAAGTAATTAATGCTAGTTCCCATAAATCAGCCCCAATAGCCATTGATATAGCAGCAGATATCCATAAATTAGCAGCTGTATTAATACCTTTTACATAATTATTACTTTTAAAAATTGTGGCAGAACCTAAAAAACCCATTCCACTTACTATTTGAGCACATATTCGTGCAGGATCCGCATTTGGTGATTCGTATTTATCTCGTAAATTTACAGATATCATAGTAAATAAACAAGAACCTAATCCAACTAAAACGTGTGTTGCCAATCCACCTGGATGGCTATGTAGCTCTCTTTCAATACTTATTATTGATGAACATATCAGTGATATGGACAACTTAACAAGGGACATGTAAATGTATGTCAAATCAAAAGTAATTAACATTATCTTATTATAAACCTTAATTATGGATTATAATAATGTTAAAACATTATATACTTTAATCTTATAATTTCTTATTGAATTTATGATTAAATGATAGTTATATAAATTTTGTATTATTTAAATTAAAATCGATTATTAAATATTATAATCAATAATATATCATTAAAAATATGTTTAGAAAAATTTCTCACGATTCAATCTCACATACATTTTCATTTTTGAATCTTAATGATATTAACAAAGTTAAACAAGTTTCTAAAGAAATGAAGAAAATAATTGAAAATCGTAGTTATCTGATTAAGAATGCTGCCAAGAACGAATTGCTTGAATCTTATCCTGATCTGGATAAAGCCTTTGCTGTAGTTGGTATGTATGAATATAAACGTGAAGTTGATTGGATTGATGTTTATAAAAATAAATCGAATCCAGTGTTAATTAATTTGATACAAGATTACTGGAATAGTATTCATTCATCTTATATTAAATAACCAGTCCTAAATTAATATATATTTTCTAACGATAACGTCTATTTGTTTTCTTATTTTTTAACAAATCTTTATGAATTTTTTTTGATTTTTCCAAATTTTTTAATTTGCGAGACTTGAGTTTAGATTGTATTCTCCGAATTAACAAATCACGATTTTCTTTTGTTATATCTCTTTTATAGTTTTTTTTCAAAAAAATCTTTCTTTTTTTTTCCAATTTATTTTCTAATTTATTAACCGCATTTACTCGTTTATCGTGTCCATAAATATAACATCCAAACGCACTCCCTTGTACTCTATGACGAGTATACATTAATCTAGGAGCAAAAATTTCATCATCAAAAAATAAATTTCGTAGATTTTGTGATATTATTCCTGGTTGATATAAACGTCTATTTCTATTACGATAATTTGCTACAAGATTATAATAATTATTTAATTGTCTTTGATCATTAACAAGACGATTTCTTATGTCATCCATAACATGAAAAGATGACATTGTTAAACATTCTTTATATGATATGTTAATAAAACCATGGTCTTTTAATATATATAATAACATTATATCGGATTCTCGTCTTTTTTTATTTTTCATATAATTGTAATTTATTTTTGATAAAACATTTTTAAATTTAATATGATGTATATGGTGTTTATTTTTGTCAACATGATAAAAAAAACTAAGATAATTTATAATAATTCTTACAATACCTGTTTCCCTTACTTCATCTAATAAATCCATATTAATATGGTAATATTTTCAAATATCGATTTTATTATTTTAATAATAAAATTGACATTTTAATTAAACATTAAATTTTAAATTTTAAAATAAAATGAATACTACACCATGCTGTTCTCCCAAAGTTTCTGAATATTGTTTTATGTGCTATGGTAATAACAAAGTTCGGAAATTATATAAAGTATGTAACTGTAATACGTTTGTTCATTCTGATTGTCTTATTTATTGGATATATAATCGATCAAAGAAGACAAGTCTTAAATGTGAAGTATGTTTACAAAAATATAAAAATGTTTCTCTAACAAATGCATACATCCAAAGTCAAATTATTTTCCTTTTATATAAAATTGTCCATTTTTTTATGGAACTATATGTAAATTATTTGTATATATTGTCGTTATGTGCTTCATTTATTACGGAGACAATACAAAAATCATTTATTTTAAGTATTTGTTTGTATATTTTTGTAATTGTTCCTTTAAACATTTATGTATTGGTTCTTTCAACTTTAGAAAAAAAAATATCTAAAAATTTACAATATATGACCAAATTATTTAAACCATCAATTAAATTTAAGGAAAATAAATATTACAAATTTTATTTCGAATCACCATTATTAAAAAATTTAATGGATTAAAATTTAATGGATTAAAATTTGAATAATATATAAAATTGATTATTTAATTAATAATTAAGTTTATTTATTATGTTAAATAATATTCAAGACGAAGTTTGTTATATATGCTATGAGAATAATACAGATCGAGAATTATTTAGCCCATGTGCTTGTAAAAGCAAAGTTCATGAAAAATGTTTAATTTATTGGATATTTAATCGACCAAAAAATAGAAATAGAAATAGAAATATAAATATAAAATGTGAAGTATGCAAAAATGAATATAATAATATATCAATATCACGGACATATTTAAATTGTTTTAATTGTATATACAAATGTTTAATTGTAATGTTATTATTTATTATAAATTATTTTATAACACTATCTATATTCGTCCTATGGGATGAACAATATGTTAATCTAGGATTAAAAATTTTTGTATTTCTATTTGTAATTTGTTTTATAAATATATTCTGTTCATTATGTTGTATTATATGGAATCTTATGATAGTTAATCATTCACCTGTGCGAAAATGCTTATTGCCAAGTATTTCTTTTAATAAAAACAAATATTTTGAATCACCTTTAATAGAAGAAACTTTTTTACAACAACAAAAAAATGAAATTGTATTAAACATAGTATAAGATATTTATCGCATTCGTGATTGCACACTACACTGACCATTATTTGTAGGAATTATATTTGTAAATTCATTTATAATTTTTTCTGGTATTATTGTAATTACATTTGCCATATACGTTGGTTTATCTGGATTTTTGTAATTGGGTTTGGATGTTAAAGTATTATAAATTATATATTTTTTCTTACGATTTTTAAAATTAACAAATGTATTATTTTGATTTTCTTCAAACATAGTTGTAAATGTGGTTGGATCTTTGGGAAAACAATTTACATAATTTTCATTTGGATTATCTTCTTTACCTTTTCCAAAAGAAAAAGGCCACCATCCTCCTCCTTCTTGTTCTTTTTGTTCTTCAGGCATTTCTTTTTGATATTGACATATATGTACAGAATATCCTGCCACAATACATCTTTTTATGTTTTTATTTGGATCGTTATCAAGTAAAATTTCTTTCTTTGCTTCTATTTTTTTAGAATTTATTGGTTGCAGTTCCTGTTCTGGGTTTACCACTCTTCCTAGTTCAGTACTAACTTTATGATTAGAATTATCTGTATTATCTTCAGTTTGATAAAGAGAATATAATATTTTTGTTTTTATACTGTTGTCATTTTTCTCAAATTTTTTTAAGTATTCCATTACAAGATTAATTTTTTTAAAAACTTTATTATTATCACTTTCTAGTTCTTGGTTAAATATTCGTCTTAATTTCAATATAATTCTGTCTTTTATTGGTAAATATTTTTCGTCTAATATTTTGCTTAATATTTTTTGTATTTGTATTATACTCATATCATTAATTACATCTGACTCAATTATTAAATTATTGTTTTCCAATATTTTTTTATTGTTTTCATAATCTGAAAATTCCTTTAATGTATTCTTGACAATATCAAGATAATTTTTATTTTTTTCTACAAAATTTGGAAATTTTACTCTATAATCAATAGAATTTATTTGTTCTAATTCTTTTGGAAATTTTTTGTTAGCACCTTCACATTGTTTTTTAAATATGCTCATAACACTTTTTATCAAAGTAAATTTATTTAATGTTTTATCTGCCTGATAAAAAGCTTTTGTCTCTATGTCCTTTTTTTTTAAGTTTTCTTCATTTTGTTTATAACTTTTATATAAATTTAAAATAGTAATGTGATCACTTTCTTGATCTATAAATTTCTTGTATTTTTTATATAAATTTTTCTTATTTATATTTTTTTTATCACTCTCTGAATTAAATAGTTCTGTTAATGATCCAAATTTCAAATATTTACAACATACAATAATGTCTATTACATCATCAACACAATTACATATGAAACTTTCTAATATCATTTTAGCATCAAAAATAGAAAAACTAATCGTTTCATTTTTCATTTCGTTAATTATTTCGAAAATTTCTCTTATTAGATAAAAATCTAAGGTAAAATTTCCGTCTTTATCCAAACATTTTAATTTCTCTAAAATATTTTTAGCATTATCAAAATAATCTTGTTTAATAGGTGTTACGAAAAAATCCGTAGTTTTAACCATTAATTCTTCAATTGATTTAATGTTATAAGCATTATGATATTTCATTTTCAGTATTTCTGAATATTTATTTTTTTTCTCCACCATATTAGTTATTTCAAGAAGGAGAGGCATACAATTTGTAGTCAGCAACTCTGGATCTGGATATTCTTCAAAGTTATTATATTCATCTTCAGTATATAATCTTATTGCCATTCCAGGTTGTGTTCTACCAACTCTTCCCCATCTTTGTTGTGCTTGCGCTTTACTAATTCTTTTTGTTTCCATTACTTGCATCATTTTATTGGGATCATATTTAGTTCCAAATTCATATCCAGAATCTATAACATATGATAATCCTTTTATTGTTAAAGATGATTCGGCAACATTTGTTGCTATTATGACTTTTCTACCATAAGGTCCTCCTTCGGAATTTTTATATGCTGTGTCGTGTGTTGCATATTCTTTTAATTTATCATCTTTTCTTATTAAGTTAGAACTTAAACCTGTACAATAAATTTTAGTATTAAGAAATAAATTATCTTTAAATTTTTGAATACTTTCACATATAGACTTAGCCTTGTTTGTATTAGAATCAAAGAATAATATTGAGCCTTTTTTATCTAGTTCTTGACTTTCATTTTCTTTTTCTTTTTCGGCATCATATTCTTTTTGTTCTTCAGGATTCATATCATCGTATTCTTTTTCTTCTGCATCCTTTTTTTTTTGCATTAGTAATCTATCATTTTCTGACATTTCTTGTATTTCTACATGTTTTTGTACATTTAAAATATTTTTTCTATCATCATCGGATATTTTATCATAAAGACCTTTAACATATTTCATTCTTTCATATTCAGGATTTGTTATATCTTCATCATCTAGTTCACCTATTTCATTTTCTAAAATAGTTTTAATTTCATTTATAACATATTTCTCATAATTGTTTTTTTCTTTTTCGGGGATATTTATCCATTTTGGATAAATCGTTTTCATTGGTTGTCCAGATATGGCAATATCTTGAAATTTAAATCCTGAGAAAAAATCTTTAAATGGCTTTGCATCAACTGTAGCACTCATCAAAATTAATTTTAGAGATGGATTATGTTTTAGTGCAAATTTCATCATATGTATTATCATATCAATTCTTTGATTTCGTTCGTGAACTTCATCTATAATAACAATATCATACAGATTACCGGATTCATCTTGTAATGTTGGATATTTTCGTAATTGAGCTTCTAATGTACCATCAGTAGCATATAATAAGATTGTTTTTTCTTTATCAAAACTATTTCCTGAATTTCTATGTTTAAACCCAACTTCTTCCCCAACTATGACATCAAGTTCATTAGCAGAACTTTTTGCTGCTGTAGAAGTAATAATTCGTTTTGGTAAAGTCATAATAACTTTGTGATTTTTATTCAATTTTTGTCTATTTTCTTGTTGCTGTATATCGGAAGTATAACCATAACCATAGTTTATAATTTGTAAAGCAATTTTAGGAACAATAACAGATTTTCCACTCCCAGTTCCTGATAGTATTAATGTAATTTGATTATTTTCTATAACAGCCCTAACATGATCTCTATCTATATAAAGTGGTAAATCTAGATAATACTCCATACGCATCTTGCCATCTTTGTCTTTTAATAAATATTTGTCTGAATATCTCTTATTTGTTAATGGATTAAATCCCTTTCCATCTATAGATTTTTTTGATAGAATATCAAATTCTTCTTGTGTTTCATCTATATCTGGATTTTCTTCACCTTCAATATCCCAAATATACATATCTTTATGAATATTTCGTTCAGAATATGTTACACGATTTCTAAAAATATGTGGTCCATCATACTTATCATCTTTTTGAAGTTCTTCCATCTTTTCTTCCATCTTTTTAAGAGTATTTGGGGACATTTTATAAGAAACATAAGGGACTCCGTGAATAATAATATCCTTATCTCTTTTGAATAAATTATCTAATTGATGTTTACTTAAAAATTCTATCAAATTTTTATCAACACGTGTAATTTGTTTTATACTACCATTAATTGGTGAATTGTCCTCTGTCTTTAGAATAGACACACCTTTATATTTGTTTCCACCAATATATTTTTTGTTTTTTTTATTTTTATAATATTCTTTCGAACTTACTCTTTTCTTAGTTTTTCCATCAATTTTATAATAAACGTATTTAAATCTATTATCATTCTTAAACTTCCGTTTCTTGATGTATTGAACCATAATTAACTAATAATATAATATATAATCATATAATTATTAATTAATTTTTAAACATATATTTTTATAAAAAATTTTTCTAATATATATTAGAAGCGGATCAATTAATGAATAGTAATTTTAGACATGGTGAATTTAAAGATATAATTCTAAAAAATAATAATAATAAAGCAAGCTTAATAAATTCCAAAATGTCATCATCAAATTTAAAAAATGACGTATCCTTTTCTATGTTTGTAGATAATAATAAAAGAATGAACAGCAATAAACCTTTATATGATAGAAATAAACACAAAAAGAAAAAATCATATTATGGGAATATTGAAAAAAGAAATTTAAAACTTTGGGTAAATGATACGAATGTTTCAAAATGTTATTCATGTAATAATCCTTTTTCTTTTATAACAAGAAAACATCATTGTAGATGTTGTGGAAGAATATTTTGTTATTATTGTTGTTGTAGTTGGATTGATATACCTAATGAAATAACTGAAAATGAATTACCGATTCAAAATCTTTCAAATAATTTAGGAATTTTAAGTACTGATTGTACATCTGATTTTAAACATTTACGAAAAAATCAAAGAGTTTGTTTACAATGTATCAAAAAAATTGATGAAATAAAAAATTTAAAACCAATAATTCAAGTATTTGATTTACTTGACTTAAATGTTAAAGATTATCGTGTTATAAAAGAAGTATGTAAAACATGGAGAAGTATATCAAATTATTATTTATCTAATTTTAGAGAATTACAATATTCTTTACCCAATCACGTATTCACAGATAAAGAAAAAAAAATTTTATTACAAAATAGTTCTTTATTTCATGGACATAGTAAACTAATAGTTCAACTCATAAAATCAATTGATTGGAAATATGCTGATAACAATATAGAAAAATGTGTTTTGGATTTACTATATAGTAATAAAAGAATTTGTAAATGTTGGGCATTAATGTGTACAAGAGATTGTAGAAGAACTTTAAAAGCAGAAGATTCAATACAATTGCTTTACCCAGAAATTACAAATTACAAAATAAGAAGTTATGCAATAGAATCCTTAAAGAAAACATCTATAGAAGAATTATTATGTTACCTCCCTTTTTTGATTTATCACATCAGGTATGAATTATTTTATGAAAACAATTATACAAAATTAATTAGTAATTTTTTAATTATTAAATCAAGGTCAAATAATACTTTCGCACTTGAAACATATTGGGAATTATATAGTCAAAAAAAAAATCCAGATTATAAATTAGTTTCATGTTATGATAAAATTATGAAAATAATACAAAAAAATTTAAATATTGATTTTGAAAAACCAATTAAAATGATATCTTTGCTAAAAACATTTCAGACTTTACCAATTGATAAAATTATATCTATTTTGGAAAAAGAAAAGATTAATTTTGAAAATATACCATTTCCATTTACAAAAGGTTCTACAATTGATTGTGATAAAACTATTAGAATGAAAAGTGCTACAAAACCTTTAATGTTCACCTACTATAATATAAATAAAGTACAAAGGAAAATATTATTCAAATATGAAGATATTCGTAAAGAAAGAATTATAATGAAAATAATTAAACTAATGGATATTATTCTAAAACGTGATAATATCGATTTAAATTTTGTTACATATGGAATATTACCTATTGGTATAGAGGCAGGATTTATAAATGTTGTACCTAATTCAAAAACATTGTACAATATTGAATTAAAAGAAAAATTTAGTATTCAAAATTATATAATTGAAAATAATCCAAATTTACCAATTAATATGATTAGAGAAAATTTTATAAAAAGTTGTGCCGCTTCTTGTGTTATTAGTTATTTGTTAGGATTAGGAGATAGACATTTAGATAATATAATGGTTACAGATACAGGTTTGTTATTTCACATTGATTTCGGATATATTTTAGGTAATGATCCTAAACCTCTTGCCCCAGTTATGAAAATAACACCAGAAACAATTGACGCTATGGGTGGAGAAAATTCAAAAGGATACAAAGAATTTCAATCATTATGTTCAAAATCTTATAATTGTTTACGTCGTCATAGTAATATTTTCTTAACTCTTCTAACAATGTTATCTAAATTAACACCCGAAATTGATAATGGAAAATTTAATGAAGAATTTATAAAAAATCAGATTATTAAAAGATTTATTCCAGGTGAATTATATAAAGAAGCTGAATTACAATACCACACACAAATTAACAATTGTTATAATACATCTAGTTTAGTTGATATTTGCCATTATCATAAAAAAGAAACTATTGATAGAAATTTAGATAAAATAAGTGGTTTGTTTGCCAACATTCGTGACACTTTTAGTAGTTACATATACCCATCTTCTCCAAGTATTGATTAAATTACTTTAATGTAAAAAAGTTTTTGAGAAAAATTATAAATTTATTTTCAAAATCTTCATCGTCTTTTAGTTCTATTATCTTCTTCATTATTGCTGTTCCAACTACACATCCTTGTGCACCAGTATTTTTTACTGCTCGGACTGTTTCATTATCTGATATACCAAATCCGATTAAACATTTATAATCTACATTGCCTTTTATTCTATCATATATTTCCTTATATTTTTTAAAATAATTATCAGAAAAATTACGAGTTCCAGTTATACCCAATACTGATACACAATAAATATAAGTTGATGCAATTTTGTTAATTTTCTTAATCCTTTCATTTGATGTTTCACTTGTTACTATTGGAATAAAAGAAATATTATTCTCTTGACACTCATTTACAAAAATTTGTGTATATCTCTCCTCAACTGGTAAATCAACAATAATTACAGCAGAAATTAAATCCTTTGCTATATCTATCCAACCGGTTTTAAAAGAATTAATATATCCCATAAGCAATACAGGTAGAGTCAAACCTTTATTTCTTGCTTCTTTTAAAATATCAAGACATTTAAAAATACTATCTATTCCATTTTCCCGTGCTACTTCCCCACAAGTTTCTAATACAGGTCCATCTGCTGTACATTCTGAAAAAGGAACACCAAGTTCAATAACATCTACAACATTTGATTTTTGTAATGCTAATAAAATATCTATAGTTTTTTGCCGAGTTGGATATCCTGCTGTAACAAAAGCAAATACTGAAAATTTATCTTTTATTATTTTTTCCATTGTATAAAAACTAATATATTTTAATTGTTATTTAACATTTC